TCGTGACCATCCCCAAGTCGGACATCTCCAAGCAGGACATCGCCGACATCGCCGCTGGCCTCATCTTCCGAATACAGGAAGGCGAGGTCAACCCCATCGCCGCCCATGTACGCTTGAAGGCGGTCGTGAAAGCCCTTGAGCAAGTCCTCAAAGCGACCGAGGACATCGTAAGGGACGAAGCCGAAAAGCACGGCAAGACCTTCTCCGCCTTCGGTGCAGAAATCCAGGTCAAGGAGGGGGCGTTAACTCCCGACTACTCGCAAGACCAGCAATGGAGTGACCTGCAGGCATCCATGAAAGCAAGGGAAGAACTGCTGAAGATGGCCTTCCGCAACGCTGGCAAGGCAACGGTGTACGACGAATCCACGGGCGAAGCGGTCCCTGTGTGTCCCGCCAAAGGGACAAAACCAAGCATCGCTGTTACTTTTAAGACCAGTTAAGATGAACCGAAAAGATATGCCCAGCAAGTACCAAATCTATGCTTACTGGAAGGATAGGTTGGTCAATGATTACGGCAAAGATTTCTACAAAGGCAACCTGTTAATGAGGGAGGCTCAGAGGACCAAAAACCCATATGCCTATATGTGTTTTGCTTGTGGTGCATTTGCGATAAGAATTGAAAGAGCGCACATTGTTGCTTTATGTGAAGGAGGTACAAACGATGTATCAAACATCCATTTGCTTTGCACCTCATGTCATAAGAATAGCGAAACGATTTGCGATGTGCCAGCATACGAGAAATGGTTAAAAAGAAGAGGCCCACATCGTTCCGACGCTATTGACTCCTTTCAAGATAGGGCAGAAGATTTTATTGACGCTATTTGCAGAAATGCTGAAAAAGAAGAATTTCCCGAAATTTACCAATATTGCGTTAAGGCGTATGGTTCCGAGGAAGCCTTTGACGATGTCGCTGGTAAAATCATGTTCCATCGAATAGTTTTGCAGACACCCATTCCACAGGTTGCCGAGCATCTGAACGAAATGTTTTATTTAATCAATCAAACAAAAAAAGCCAATCATGCCCAAGCCTAAAGGAAAAGAAATCCAACGAAGGGTCGCCACCATCTACGCCGTGTCGTACCTCGCCTCACGCCCATACAGGGCCACAGAACTCGCCGAAGTGCTTGGGGTGAGTATCCGTACCACTCAACGCATTCTATGCGATTTACGGGCCTCAAATTGGCTCATAGAAGAAAACCGCAAATACTCAATTCAACCTAACCAAATTCAAACCCAAAACCATGAAAACATGCCCGACTGAAAACCGAAGGAACCAAAAAGCCTATTTATACGGAACCGTTCTTTGGTTCATTTGCAAAGACCCTACACCAACAAAAAGAATTAAAGCATTAGCGTATTCAATGAATGCTGGAAATAACCTTCATGACTATTTTGTTGCTGCTGGAGTTATTGAGAAAGTGGCTTACGGCAAATACAAGGCAGTCGGTCAAGTCGGCCCATCGCTTGAAATTTGCGTCAACTGTTACGACGCTCAAACAAAAAAGGTAAACCAATCAAAGGCAAAACCCGAAGCAAGTCCCGAATTATTTACCCAAGAGCCTGCAATTGTTCAAGAATTGACTATTGAATCTCTTGCCCAGCAAGTTCTTAAATTAAGCGAAATCATGACTAAATTAGTAAACCAAACCCAAAACCTATGAGCGATTACACCCCCCAACCCAACACCTTCACCCTTTTTGCAAACGACAAGGGCGACAATCCGAAACGCCCCGACTACAAGGGCGACATCGTCCTGCCCGACGGAACCAAGATGCGGCTCTCCGCATGGGTCAAGGAAGCCAAGAGCGGCAAGAAGTTCCTAAGCGGCAAGGTCGAGCCAATGAACGAATCCCGTCCCGCCAACGCATTTGAACCACAGGCTGACGATATGCCGTTTTAGTGTAACTTTGCCCGAAGATTACATTTACCAATATAGCCCATTTGAAATTGCAGCCAAATGGTGCTTCCGATAAAGGGTTCATTCTCTAACCCCTGCCCTGGCTGCTGCAATCAGTCAGGGTTTTTTTTTACCTCCTATGAGAGATTCATTCATTTTTTACCGCTCATTCCTAATGAGCATCCAACACCTTGACCCAGTTGAGCAGTTGGAACTATTCCAAACAATCGTGCAGTACGGTCTTGACCAACACGAACCCGAAATGAGCAGATATGTTCGGGCCGTGTGGGAATCCATAAAGCCGCAACTGGATGCTAATCAGCGCAAATACGAGAACGGTTGCAAGGGCGGGAAACCAAAGGCTAACCACCCCGTAACCACAACCGAACCACCCCATAACCTAATGAGTAATGATAATGGGAATGATAATGAAAAGGAGAATGATAATGCAAAGGAGGAAGGGGTAATGGCAAAGCCCAAGAGGGATAGCAGTATTTTGTTTGACCAATTTTGGACCCTTTACCCCCGCAAGACTTCCAAGCAGTCCGCCTCCAAAGCCTTTGCTAAGTTGAAGGACCACGACCAGCAGGCAGCCATCAACAACATTTCCCGCCTCTACGCAGAAACCCCCGTCCAGTTCGTTCCCCACGCAGCCACCTACCTCAACCAAGGCCGATGGGAGGACCAAGCCATTGCCCGAACCAATACCTTTGCAAACCCACTAAACCAAACCGAAGATGAACCCTTACCATCTTACCGCTGAACGACGACTCCTGTCCTGCCTCATGGACCAGTTCACGAATCGAGCGGTCCTGCTCCTTCAAATCCCCGAACGCCTATTCACGGGGAACCATGTCCTTGTCTATCGGGCCATTGAATCCCTGCACCGAGCCGAGCGACCCGTGGACCTTGTGGCCGTTCACAAGCACCTTATTGACAACGGTCAAGCCCATGTGATAGCAGATTTCGTGGACATCTTGGACGGCAACACGCTGACTTCCGATTGGAAGGTCTATGCCTCGGACCTTAACGAAGCATGGAAGCAACGGGAAGAGCAGCGCATCATGGACGAGTTGGCCCATGACCGTGACATACCCAAAGCCTTTGCCCGCTATCAATCCATACAGGCGGTAGAAACCAACGCCACCGAAACTACCGCCCACGAACTGGCCAAGGCGTTTCTGCTCAACATGAACGAAGTCCGTGAAGGCAGGCGCAAGGATTCTATCTTCCCGACCTACATCAGCCCGATGGACCGAATGATGACGGGATTCAAGCCCACCGAGTTTATCCTCTTGGGTGGACGGCCAGCAATGGGCAAGACGCTCTTAGCCCTGCAAATCGCAATGAACCAAGCCATGGCCGATATTCCCGTGGTGTTCTTCACCCTTGAAATGAGTGCGGAGCAACTGACCCAGCGGATGCTTTCTAACCTCGCCAACATGGACGGGGCGCATTTCCTTAACCCTATAGAGCGAATCAGCACGAAAGATTTTATGGACCTCGGTGAAAAAGCGGACCTCCTAAAGTCCAAACCGCTCTACATCGTGGACTTGCACCAAGCGAACTTGGACCGCATTGAAGGCGAAATCGCCAAACTAAAAACCAAGTACGGGATTTGCGGATTCTACTTGGACTACCTGCAACTCGTAGAACCAACCAAGATTGACAAGGCCAAGCCGAAAATTGAGCAGATGACAAATATTTCAAAAACCCTTAAAGCAATATGCAAACGGCAGAAGGTGTTCGGGGTTGTTGTGTCATCACTATCCCGTGCAACGGAAGGCCGAAGCGACCATCGGCCCATCATGTCCGACCTGCGAGAAACGGGACAACTAGAGTTTGACGCTGACAAGATTGGCTTTGTTTACCGACCGTACGAACACGACAGGAGCCAGCCATCGGACTTGATGGAGGTCATCGTCCGAAAGAACCGCAACGGTTCCCTCGGCATCGCAAACATCCAATGTCACCTTCCCTACACCAAAGCCAACGAGTACCCACCCAATTCGCTATGATGGAAGAATATAATTTGCAAGCCGCCTGCGTCAAGTTGTTCGCCCTTATGCGACCCAACGAGCAGGGGCTGCTATTCCTCAACCTCAACAACCCCCGTTCCCGCTCCAACGGGTTCTTCCTCAAAGGCATCGGGCTGACCGCTGGAGTTGCCGACATGACCTATCTATCGCCCAAGGGTGCGGTGTTCCTTGAGTTCAAAACCCCCAAGGGCAAGCAGTCCCTCTCCCAAAAATGGTGGCAGGGGGTCGTGAAGGCAGTTGGCTACAAATATGTAGTCATCCGTTCGGTGGAGGATTTCCAGCGGGTGTTGGCTGAATGTTC